TGCCTCTGGCGGGATGTACTATGCGGTGGGAGTCGGCTCCAACCTCGCGGGTCGTGGTGGGGACTTGGTAATTATTGACGATCCGCATTCGGAACAGACAGCGATGTCTGCGAATGGTTTTGACGATGCGTGGGATTGGTACACAGGGGGCCCCCGGCAGAGGCTCCAGCCGGGTGGGTCGATAGTTCTGGTTCAGACCCGGTGGTCCGAGAAAGACATGACGGGTCAACTGCTTCGTGCAATGGCTAAAGATCCGTTAGCGGATCAATGGGAGATTGTAGAGTTACCGGCTATATTTGAAGATGATACGCCGTGCTGGCCGGAGTTCTGGTCTCTTGACGATCTCACCGCGGTCCGCGCATCTATCCCGCCTAGTAAGTGGAATGCTCAGTACCAACAGAACCCGACTGGTGAAGAGAATGCGATTATCAGAAGAGAGTGGTGGAAGCGTTGGGACAAGTCGAACGTGCCCAACTTGGAGTTTGTGATCCAGAGTTATGACACGGCGTTTAGTAAGAGAGAAACGTCTGACTATTCTGCTATTACGACGTGGGGTGTTTTTCATCCGGAAGAAGAAGGGGGACCGCCTGCTTTGATACTTCTTGATAGTAAGAAGGGGCGTTGGGATTTTCCGGAGTTGAAGGAGATAGCTTTGGATCAGTATAAGTACTGGGACCCCGACACCGTCATCGTGGAGGCGAAGGCGTCTGGTTTGCCGTTGACGCATGAATTAAGAAATGTCGGAATACCTGTTGTTAACTTTACGCCGAGCAAAGGTAATGATAAGGTAACGCGAGTTCATTCTGTATCTCCGTTATTTGAGGCGGGTATGGTTTGGGCACCGGACGAGGTGTTTGCAGACGAGTTGATTGAAGAGGTAGCTGCTTTTCCGAATGGTGAGTACGACGACTTAGTGGATAGTATGACCCAAGCGTTGATGCGTTACAGGCAAGGTAACTTCATACAGCTTCCGTCTGATGACTGGGATGAAGAAGATAATTACGCTAGGGTACACGCTTATTATTAGAGGGACAGCGGGCGCATGGGAAATTCTGTAGTAGATCTTGGGGCGGCAGCCGTTGACTATGTAAAGGATGTTGCATCCGATATAGGTGAGGGCATTGAGTCTTTCTATGACTACCTAACGGAGTCCCCTAAAGCTTCTGCCGGTGGGTATTACAAAAGGCTTGGTCCCGGTGCAAGGCAATACTTTTCGGGGCCCGGAGAGGATGACAGCCCCAGTATTTTGGATCGTATTGGTTTTGCAAATGGCGGTGACGTACCAGAGGGCATCATGTCTGTAGACCTCGGTATGGGGGCGGACACGACTGGCCCTGATACCATGCGGCCTATTCCGCAATATTCGGGGATAGAGGGTTTTGACATATACAAGGATCTTGCTCCTGAACAGTTTGATCGTCGTAAGATACAGGATCAGCGTTTTAATGAGAGCAGGCAGTTTCAAAAAGGTCAGATGGTTCAGCGCGATGATGCGGTTGGCGGCAAGTTATTGAAGCAGGCTGGTATTATGACGCCTGTAGATCAGGTAAAGCAAACTGTTGATCCGAAGGTGATGGAGCAGATGTCACGGATCTTGGGGCGGGAAGTTGTCTGATTACCCTACGATGAGGAGATATCCTGAAAGGGACGGACCCATTGAAGGAGAGATACCGGCTACTCTGAAAGGTCTGGCTCAAGGTGCGACCACTGATTTAGGTGGTGGTATCTTGGACGCGGGGGCAGCAATCACAGGTGCTGCTTCAGAGATAGACCCTAGTGTACAGGCTTTTTCTCCTACTGCTTCGGCCTTGTCCGCGGCCAATCCTTTTCTTCAAGGTCTTGTAGATAAGTACGGATCAGAGGCTTTAGGTGAAGCTATTTACGGTAAAGAGGACACCCCTTTACTGCAAAAAATCCGGGATGACGCCCGCTTGATTGGTGGCGTAGCCGGTCTAGGTGAGATGGCTACAGCTAAAGCGGCTAAATTTACTGCTGAAGGCATTGGGGATTTCATGCGGTTTTTGCCTAATGTACGCCCGCAGGCAGTAACTCCGGATGGTCAAATTATTCCGTTACCAAACGAGTCCCTTCCTAACACCTCTGTAATGTCTATGTCTTCGGACGATTTCACATCAGGTTTAAAAAATTTACAGTCTTCCAAGTCAAAGATTTTGTCGCTGACGGACAGGGATGAGGCTTTTGAGGCTACGGCTAATTTACAACGTGGGACGCCTGAAGTTCAAATGGTTAATACCCAAAGGCTTATGGGCGGAGGAGTTTTAAGCTATGCGATTGAGCATGGTGGCGATTTGTTACACAGGATGACTGACCGCGGGGGCCGTGCAGCACTTGAAGACACCGCCCCAAAAGTTAAAAGTTTAATTCGGTCTTTGGAGAGCGAATACGGTTTTGGGCGCGAGTTCACGGAAAACATGCGTAACAATTACCGGTCTAAGTTAGAAGCAGCTAAATCGCAGGGCGAAGAATTTTACCCGACTTTTGAAGATTACGAAGATGCTGTTCTAAAAAATTTAGATAATTATGCAGCATATCACTCACAGTTGCCTGTATTTAACGAGTTGCAACAAGCCGCAAGAGATACGGCTATATCTTTGGGCAAGCGTGATTTTGATGGAGCCTTAGATAATTTACGAATATTAGACGACGCCATTGAAGACGGGTCTTTTGTAGAGCGCAATAGAAGTTTTGATCCGGAGTTTGAAACGAAGGCCGCGGACCAAAGTTCTACTTTGTATCGCTCTGAGGCAGCAAGTTATGAAAACCCAAATGAGGGTGCGATTTTTTATACTCCCGATAAGTCGTATTCGGATCTCTATGCGAGTGAGGACCGAGTTTTGCGGAAAACAAGTTTACCCGCAGATGTTTTTGACATTCGGGAGCCCCGCAACTCAGAAGCTGTGCTAAATTGGGTTAACCAGAAAGTTTCAAACTTAGAAGACCTTTCTGGTGCTTCAGTGGACATAAGGGATGTTTATGCCGGTATTGAACAAGGTGGCCCGCAGGGCGCGTCTCGTGCTTTAGCTGCTTATAACAACATTTTATCTAAACAGGCGGAGCGTTCTATAATTCCGGGTCAAGCGGAAAAGATGTTTATGCAGGATTTCGGCGTTGACGCGATGACTATAAAAGAGGCTGGTCGAGACTTAGATGAATATAGCGTAGCTTTCAAGGACGTTCCCGTGGATAAAGCAGAAGGCGGCGTAATAACCTTGGCCGACGCAGCGCGGAACACGGGCCGCGGCCCTATGGGCGTTGCGTCCCTTGCGTCAACAGCTAGGAATATGAACCGGCCTATGGTAAGTTAGGCCAAAGGAGACATTTAATGGCTAGAGAACCGATTGCCGGAATGATAGACAAGAACGTCCCGTCTCAGTTGGACATGGAGGACTTGGCGGCTGAAGTGGAGCTTGAGCTACCGGGCAGCATGGACGACAACGTGGTTGCTTTTGAGGGTGTTGCCGAGGGCATGGACATTGAGATGACCCCGGACGAGGACGGTGGTGTAACCATTGATTTTGATCCGCAGGACCAGCGCGGCAAGGGTGATGATTTTTATATGAACTTGGCCGAGGAGATACCGGACCGTGAGTTGTCCCGTATTGCTGGCGAGTTGATGGCAGAGTTTGATGCTAATAAGTCGGGACGACAGGAGTGGGAAGATGCTTACGCCAACGGTTTGGAACTTCTTGGTTTCTCCTACGAGGAGAGAGCGCAGCCATTCCGAGGAGCTTCCGGAGTTACGCATCCCCTGCTCGCAGAGGCTGCTACACAATTCCAAGCGCAGGCGTTTAACGAGTTGTTGCCAGCGTCGGGTCCCGTGCGAACTGCTGTCTTGGGAGCCGAAACAAGGGAAAAAGAGCAGCAGGCCATTCGCGTAAAGCAGTTTATGAACTATTACATCACCAACGTGATGGAGGAATACACCCCTGAACTTGACCAGATGTTGTTCTTTTTGCCTTTGGCGGGGTCTACGTTCAAGAAAGTTTACTATGATGAGACAAAAGGACGTGCTGTAAGTAAATTTGTACCGGCAGAACACCTAGTTGTCCCATATGAGACGTCAGATTTAGAGACTTGTCCCAATATAACGCAGGTTATCCGCATGTCATTGAACGATTTGCGGAAGAAACAGGTGTCTGGGTTCTATCTGGACATGGATGTGTTGCCCGCGCAGGGTGAGTCAGGGTCCGTGGAGGACGAAATACAGCGTATTGACGGTGTAACACCCACTCAGATCGACTATGACTGCACGATTTTGGAGTGTCACGTTGATTTGGACCTTGAGGGGTATGAAGAAGAGGACGAAGACGGTGAATTAACCGGTATTAAGATACCATATATTGTCACCATCAGTCAGGATAACGGTCAGATACTGTCAATTAGGCGAAATTATCGTGAAGATGACGAAGATAAGCGAAAAATACAGTATTTTGTGCATTATAAGTTCCTTCCGGGCTTTGGTTTTTACGGATTAGGGCT